TGTCGAAATGACGGAAAGATCTTGCATTTTTGTACGTTTGTGTGTGACTCTGGGCCCAAGGATGTTTTGAAATTCACGCGCTATATACAAGAACAGATTTCTAAGTTATATAGGGATGAGGATTTAGAAATTAGTGCGACAAGATTTTATGCACGGGGATCAAGACGTTTAGCGCGTTGGAACTATAGGAGATTATGATGCAAAGCATTGGTGTTAATCTAATTGGATTTCGTAAATTTGAACTTCTTCGAGGTGAGAGCGAGGGACCAGGAGGAGGTGGCGGCCCAGGAGATGCTGGTGGCACTGTTGGTTTTGCTGAAGCGGGTCGAGGCGGTTCTCCAAGTTCTGCTCCGGGTGTTGATGCTGGATTTGGTGTTTCAGGCACTGCTGCTGGTGGCCCTGGTCAAGGCGGCGGATATATGAGCGGATCGCAAGGCGCGATTTCCGATAGCCTAGATAATTACACTGGTGCAGGGAATGGCACTATGGGTGTTTCTCCCGGAGATGCATTGGCTCAAGTAGGGATAACAAGTTTTGGAGACATAGCGGATGAGACTAATGTTGATATAGCTGGTTTTTCGCCTAGTTCTTTAGCTTATGCTACTGAATTGGGTATAGGCACTGCTCCTGGCGCAGCTGCAGTGGCACAGGCGGAAGATGCACAAGCACAAGAAGATGCACAAGCAGCTTCTATAAGTTTTACTCCTAGTATAAATGATCTTGAAGCGTTGAGCACTTCTCCAGTTGATCTTGGTGCGGGTAGTGGTACGGGTATTGACTTTACTCCTGGTATACAAGGATTAACAAGCCCAAGCGGAAATCTTAGTATTGACGCAATAGCTTCGTTTAACGAGGCTATGAGCAATCAAAACCCTAACAACCCAGCAGCCGCAGAGTCTTTAATAGGTGCTCCAGTTGGCACGGGCACTCCTAGCTTTGTTTCAGGAATGGATGCGGTAGATGCTACTATATCGCCTGTATCTGAAACCGATGCTTTTCTTGGTAATTTAACTACGGGCGCAAAGGTTGACACCGATACTTTAGATGCGATGTACGATTCATCCCTTGGCACTCTTCCATCATCAGATAGTCTTTACGGCACAAGTCCTCTTACGGGCCAGCAAGTAACCGCAATGTCTCCAGCAAAAGCAGCCGCGATGACGGGCGGCGTACCTGGAACTATGACGGGCATGAACTTGGCCCAAGATCAAAATTCTCTTGAAGCAAGCAAACAAGCTGCGGCGATGGATGTCCTTGGTGCACAGATCGGTGCTGGAAATCTTACAGGTAATGAGGACATTGATCAGGTTAACATAGAGTTGGCTAAACAAGGTGTTCAAATAGACACTTCTGGTCTTCCCGGTATATTAGGATTAGGAACGGGCGTTAATGCTTTAAATCAAAACTATCAATTGAGCCAGAACCAAGACATATTAACACAGTTGGCTCAAGGAACAGGTAACGACGATGCAACAAACACGGGCATTCTTGGAACTGGGATTGGTGCTGTAAAAGGTGTTAATACATATAAACCTGCTTATAATGCTCAAGGTCAGATAGTTGGTTCTGTTGCAACGGACGCAGCTGGAAATGCTGTGGGCGGTCCAGCTGGAATTACAACGAATGTTGTTGGCGGACTTAAAGCTACTCCTGATTTATACTCTGATGCAGCTGGTACGCAACTTTACACGGGTGCCAATGAAGCTGTTGGTGATTTCAAAGAAATGGCGGCAGCAAGTCAAAGCAGCGATGAGGGTCCACCAGAAGATGTAACATCTGTTGATGCAAATGGTTGCAAAATTGGATCTGAGTTTTTCAATGGTCAAAGATGCCAGCCTATAGAAACAAATACTGGAGACGGCACTGGCGGTGCAACTGGTGGCGCATATACGCCTTATAAATATCAGACTGGACAAGGAACCATGTTAAATCCAGACTTTTCTGATATGTACACTTCCAATGTTAAGTTTAACACTCTTAATCCTAACGCAGGCAACATGAATTTCTTACGACCAGCGGTTAATCCTTACGGAAACTTTGCTGGTGGTGGAATTGTACCGATGATGAGGAACTACTCTGTTAGATGAGCCTAGAAACAGTACCCGAAGAAGCTCTTCGTGAGATACTTTCCCTAAAGCAGGCGCAAGTACGGCTCTCTGTACGAGAAGAAGCTAAAGATAAGTTCATGCCGTTTGTTCATCATGTCTATGACGGCTTTATCGAGGGGCGGCATCACCGAGTTATTGCTGAAAAACTGGAGTTAATTGCTCAAGGTAAGCTAAAAAGGCTTATTGTTAATATGCCTCCGCGTCATTCCAAGTCAGAATTTGCCTCTTATCTCATGCCTGCGTGGTTTTTGGGTCGAAATCCGAAGTTAAAGATCATTCAGGCCACGCATAACACCGAGTTGGCCGTTAGATTTGGCCGAAAAGTGCGAGATTTGATAGATGACCCCCAATATAAGGACGTTTTTCCTAATTCCGAGCTAAAAGCGGACAGTAAAGCGGCTGGAAGATGGGAAACGGAGCAAGGTGGCGAGTATTTTGCGGCTGGTGTGGGTGCTGCGGTGACTGGGCGTGGTGCTGACCTCTTTATTATTGACGATCCGCACTCGGAACAAGACGCATTGAGCGAATCTGCGTTTGATAACGCTTTTGAGTGGTATACTTCTGGTCCAAGACAGCGTTTACAGCCTGGCGGAGCGATTATTGTGGTTATGACGCGCTGGGGCATGAAGGATTTGACTGGTCGCCTGTTAAAAGCGCAAGGATCTGACGTTCTTTCCGATAATTGGGAGATTATTGAATTTCCAGCGATTATGCCCTCAAATGAGCCATTATGGCCCGAATTTTGGGGAAAAGATGACCTTTTAGCGGTAAAAGCGTCCCTTCCTGTAGGTAAATGGAATGCTCAGTGGCAACAACAACCAACCGCTGCAGAGGGTGCAATCGTTAAAAAGGAGTGGTGGAACGAGTGGGAGAAGGAAGAGACCCCATCTATCAAGTACATTATACAAAGTTACGATACAGCGTTCTCCAAGAAAGAGACTGCTGACTACAGTGCGATCACGACTTGGGGTGTCTTTAATCCTAATGAGGGCGGCGCAGACCATATTATCTTACTTGATGGTAGAAGAGGGCGTTGGAACTTCCCAGAGTTAAAAGAGGTTGCGGGTGAGGAGTACGAATACTGGGAGCCAGACATGGTGATTATTGAGGCCAAGGCATCAGGTACACCGTTGACGGACGAGCTGCGTCGAGCGGGCATTCCTGTCATGAACTATACACCGGGCAAAGGACGTGATAAGGTGACGAGAATGCACATGGTTGCACCCTTGTTCGAGGCGGGTATGGTATGGGCACCAGAGAAGAAGTTTGCAGATGAAGTCATAGATGAATGCGCTGCATTTCCCAATGGTGATCATGACGATTATGTAGACAGCATGACGATGGCTCTGATAAGGTTTAGACAAGGCGGCTTTATTACGTTAGAAGGAGAAGACGACATGAACGGCGAATGGTATCCGAAACAAAGGGAGTACTACTAATGGCTAGAACACCATCACTTGTTGATTCAGGATTTATGCAAGGTGGCGCATCTGAGGATCTTCCGTCTGTAGATGTTGAAGTTCCTCAAGCGGAGGACTTTGCTGGAGGTGCCGAGATTATCCAAGACGGTATGGGTGGCGCAATTGTTCAGGCGTTAGCTGAAGACGGTATGCAAGAACAAGAGATGATGGCTCAAGCTTATGATCACGATGCCAACTTAGCTGAAGCATTGCCTGAAGGTGTGTTAGGAGAGATATCCACGGATCTTAGAGATAGATACGAGGAAGACTTGGAGTCCAGTTCCGAGTGGCGAGAGGCTTATACTAAAGGTTTAGATTTACTTGGCTTGAATTACTCCGAGCGCAGTCAACCGTTTCAAGGTGCGTCTGGCGTTACGCATCCATTGATCTCTGAATCTGTAACCCAGTTTCAAGCGCAGGCTTACAAAGAATTATTGCCCTCTGGCGGACCAGTAAGAACTCAAGTTCTAGGTTCACAGTCAGCGGAGCGTGAAGCGCAGTCAATGCGCGTTAAAGAATTTATGAACTATCAGATTACGGAAGTAATGGAAGAGTTTGACCCAGACATGGATCAGATGTTATTTTATTTACCGCTATCTGGTTCTACGTTTAAGAAGGTTTACTTTGATGGCCCCAAGGATCGAGCGGTATCCAAGTTTGTGGGTGCAGAAGATCTAATCATTCCTTATACAGCGTCTGATCTTATGACAGCGCCGCGTGTTACGCACGTTTTACGCATGGACGAAAACGAGTTACGCAAGATGCAGGTTGCTCAAGTGTTTCGTGATGTGGAGATTAGTGCATCTGATGACAGCGAGGACGATGAGGTTAAGGAAAAGATCCAAGAGTTAGAGGGCGTTAGCAAATCTTATTCTGATGAGGTTTTCACGCTTTTAGAGATGCACGTTAACTTGGATATAGAGGGTTTTGAAGACATAAGCCCTGAAGGTGAGCCAACGGGTATTAAGTTACCTTACATTGTGACCTTGGATCATGGATCTGGCGAAGTATTATCAATACGCAGAAATTATGACGAGGACGACCCATTTAAGCGCAAACGTCAGTATTTTGTTCATTATAAGTTTTTACCGGGTCTTGGTTTTTATGGCTTTGGCTTAATACATATGATTGGTGGTCTTGGTCGTGCCGCTACGAGTATTTTACGCCAGCTTATAGATGCTGGAACCTTGGCTAACTTACCTTCTGGCTTTAAGGCTAGGGGTATTCGTATTCGTAATGATGATGAGCCGTTGTTGCCTGGTGAGTTTAGGGACATTGATGCTCCCGGAGGCGATATAAGGGGTTCTATTATACCTCTTCCATTTAAAGAGCCTTCAGCGACATTAGCCCAGTTGTTGGGATCTTTGGTTGATGGTGGTAGAAGATTTATTTCTATTGCTGATCAACAAATTAGTAACATGAGCCAAGAAATGCCTGTTGGCACAACTGTAGCTCTTTTAGAGCGCGGCATGAAAGTAATGTCTGCGATTCACAAAAGGCTACATTATGCACAGAAGACAGAGTTTAGATTATTGGCGAGGATATTCTCGGAGAACTTACCTCCAGTATATCCTTATGAAGTTGTCGGTGCGCCTTCGGAGGTGAAAGCAGAGGACTTTGATAGTAGGGTTGATATCCTCCCTGTTTCAGACCCTAATATTTTCTCGATGGCCCAGCGTGTAACCTTGGCTCAGACGCAGTTGCAACTTGCACAGTCAAATCCCCAACTGCACAATCTGCAAGCCGCGTATCGGCGTATGTATCAAGCTTTAGAGGTTCAGAATATTGATGAAATATTACCACCGCCTCAAGAGCCACAGCCTATGGATCCAAGTATTGAGAATGCAAGAGCCTTAATGAACGAGTTGCTACAAGCCTTTGCAGAACAGGATCATGACGCACACTTAGCAGCACATATTTCATTTATGGGTTTGCCTATTGTTCAGACATCACCTCAAGTGTTAGGCACGTTTTTTGCACATATCCTTGAGCATATTTCTATGAAAGCGCGTAATATGGTGGATCAAGAAATGCAGCAGATGCAACAACAAGCACAACAAGCGCAGATGATGGCGCAGATAGGTGCAATGGATCCAATGATGGCTCAACAGCAGATGCAACAGGCGCAGATGATGGATCAAAACCAGATTGAGGCTCGTGTTGCTCAACTAGAAGCACAAATGCAGCAAGAAGTGTTGGCACAGTTAGCACCGCCTCCAGGTCAGGAACAACAAGATCCGTTGGTCGCTATAAGACAGCAAGAGTTGCAGATTAAAGCAGCTGAGTCTGAGCGACGAGCAATGACAGATCAGATGCAGATGTCACTTGATCAAGAGAAATTGCGTCAGCAA